TTAAAGATTGACACACTACAGGATATTAAGTATATAAACAACTTTAACTTAGTATCAGAAGTTTTATTAAAGTGGTCAAAGATCAAGCGAAACAAAGAACTTGATAAGATAATAAGTGCTATGAATGAGATAGCATTTTATAACATTAAGTTAAAAGAAGAACGTGACAATATGCTAGACATTGTATCTGAGTATAGAGCAGATAAATTAAGGGCAGTACAAAGAGCAAGAAAAGCAGAGGAAAAGTTACAAAGATGATTGAATTAATTAGAATATTTGGATTTGGCTTTTTTTGTTTTATAATAGGACTTGCATTTGGAATTGATCAAAAATATAAAAAATAAGATATGATAACATTATTAGATGGATCAGAACACGAAGAAAAAGATATACTATATAAGATGCAGCAAGATAATTATTACTATGGTTACTTGTCGAAAGCAGCACTTAGTAGTTCATCTTTAAAATTGTTGCTTGCAAGCCCTAAGACTTACTACAATGTAACAAAGTATGGCAGTCCTGAATCACAACCTTTAAGAGATGGTTGGCTGTTTCACGCAGCAATACTAGAACCTGATGTTTTTAACGCACAGATATTTGTAGATGTAGAATCAAAAAACTCTAAGGCTTATAAATTAGCAAAGGAAGAACACGGAAAAGTATTCACTAAAAAAGAGAAGAGAAATGCAGAAAGAATGGCTGATGCTTTTTTAAGAAATGAAAAGGCATTACAATATATACAAAATTCAGAATTTGAAGTTCCTGCAATAGGAGACGTTATGGGTATGCCATTTAGAGGTAAGGCAGATGTTTTAGGAAAAAATAGAATTTGTGATTTAAAAAGTTCATCTGACTTAAAAGCATTTCCATATTCAGCTAAAAAATATTCTTACGATGTGCAGTGCTATCTGTACTGTCAGTTATTTAATGTGTCTTATGATGCGTTTACTTTTTTAGTGATTGATAAAGGGAGTTTAGATATAGGTGTTTTTCATTGTTCAGAAGATTTTTACTTAAGTGGAAAACAAAAAACAGAAAAAGCTGTAGAAATTTATAATACATATTTTTTACAGGCAGCAGATTTAGATCAATATTATATAGAACAAACATTATGACAGCAATAGAACAAGTAGCAAAACATACAGTTGAAAGTTTTTTTAACGTAAAAATAGAAGAAAAATCCAGAGAACGTGATTACGTAGAAGGTAGATGTATTTATTTCAAATTGGTAAAAGATCATTCTAAACTTACCATATCAAGAATAGCCAAAGGGTTAAATAAAAATCACGCCACAGTTTTACACGCAACTAGCAATGCAGAAAACTGGTTGCAAACTGAAAGAAAATTTGCAGCTAAGTTTAAGCAAATAGAGGAGTCTTTCAAAAAAACTTTAGATATTGCACCGGTACAATTTGATGATGTAGAAAAGCTTGAACATTTTTGGAATTATGATTATCAACATAGAACTAATATGTGGTATTTAATTGAAGTGAAAAAAATGCAAAAACAAATTAATGAGATAAATAAAAAACTTGATAGGCTATGCAAAGAATAATACACAGGAACTTGGTTAAATAATTTATAATATGATAAAAAAAGTTAAAATTACAGAAGTAAAGAAAAATCCTGACAATCCAAGATTGATCAAAGATTTTAAATATCAGAAGTTAGTTAAAAGCATTAAGGAGTTTCCACAAATGCTAGAACTTAGACCTATTGTTGTAGATGAAAATATGACAATACTTGGTGGCAATATGAGATATCGAGCAAGCTTAGATGCAGGCTTAAAAGAAGTGTGGATAAAAATAGCAGATAATCTAACTGACAATCAGAAGAAAGAATTTATTATAAAAGATAACTCTAGCTTTGGTGAGTGGGATTGGGATACTCTTGCAAATGAGTGGGATATAAAGTCATTAACAGATTGGGGATTAGATCTGCCTGCTGTTTATTTTGACAATGATGAGGAGCCACAGTTTGATGAAGAAGAATTAGACAAAGACCTTGATACTTACATTAACAATAACATCAAGCAAATAGTTTTATATTATAACACAGAAGACTATGAAAATGTTATTGAATCTTTAGATAAGCTAAAAGAGCAAGAAAATATTGATGATAATTCTAAATTAATTAAAGCTTTAATAGATGCAAAAATTTCCTAAGATATTTATACCAAGCTACAACAGACCTGAGGAAATAAAAACCCTTATTAACCTAGAGGGATATGATCCGGTAATAGTTTTACATTCAAATGAACAGCTAGAATTATATAAAAAAAACAATCCAAATTTAAAATATGTTGTTACAAATATACCTGTTGGTGAATATGGGGTAATAAAAACCAGAAACTTTATACAAGATAATCTAGTAGAAGATGGTGAGTGGTTTATAATGTTTGATGATAACAACCATAAAATAACAAAAGTACAAGATGATTATTATAGCTTTCAATCTTTAGATGTAAAGTCTGACAAAAAGTTTCAAGAAATATACAATCAAAAAGTAATGCTGAAAGATATTGAAGAGCATATAATGCGAGATATTGCAATGGCAGAAAGAACTGGGGTACATCACATTTCGTATGCTCCAAATGAAAACTATTTTTTTAGACCAACAAAATATAGAAACATTGGCTACACAAAAGGAAATGCTACAATAACTAAAAAAGATGGTGTTAGGTGGGATGAAAACCTAAAATCTATGTGTGACTTTACTTATCCTTGTCAGCAATTAGTTAAATACGGCAGAGTGCTTATCAATTACTTTATTTGTTTTCATAAGAAGCATTATTCGGTTGGAGGAATCGGCACATATGAGAGTAGATTGCCTATGAAAATTTTTGATACAAACTATTTGATGCAAAAATATAATGGCTTGTTGCGTTATTCTATTAAGAAGGGTATGCATCCTGAATCAGATCTAACCTTCAGAATAACTAATATGAATAGTTTTAAAAAATGGAGGGCTAATTATTTGAGAAATGAAAAAAATACACCTTAAAAGACAGGAAATTGACATAGCAAAGTTTAAAAAAAGAACTGCTTTGCTGACAGATGTTGAAAATAAAATAACAGAAGACTGTATAATATATTCTGACGGCAAGCCTGTTTTGCTATATATAAAGTTAGATAAGGATGAAACTAAAAACCTTAGATGGGCTGTAAAAAACACAGCATTTATTACAGGCAAAAGATCACGAGGTTTAAAGCATACTTCTAGGACTTTTGGTTATGCACCTAGAATTGCTATGAGGCAAGATTTTTGTCACACAACATCACTAGCATACGATCAACCAAAACATCACTATGTAGTTTCAAACTATGCTAAAAAATTAAAAGACATTTACAATAAATTTTTTCCTGACATATTTAATGAGCATCAAAAGAAAGTGCAAGAAAAGATTAAGCCTGAATGGAAAATAGCAGACACACCATTTACTAGTGGAATAATAAATAAAAACAATCCACTAAAATATCACTTTGATCAAGGCAACTTTAAAGGAGTAATGAGTAATATGATTGCTTTTAAAAAAGATGTAGTTGGTGGTCATTTAGTTTTGCCTGAATTTAATATTGCTTTAGATATTGATGACAACACTTTAACTATATTTGATGGTCAAGACATTTTGCACGGAGTATCAGGATTCGAAAGGAAAAACGAACAAGGATACAGATACACAATAGTTTATTATTCATTGGAGCAAATGTGGAAGTGTGAAACAATAGATGATGAAGTTGTTAGAATTAGAAAGGTAAAAGAGCAAAGAGAAAAGAAAAGGCTAGACCCTGAGCATTTAGAAACTTTAAAGGCAAGAAAGAAAGAATTAAGCGATCATTCAGAAAAAGAAAAAGCTTTAAGCAGAATAAAAAATGGACAAAACGGACACTAAAAAAAAGGCATTATTAGAACTCTTAGAAAAAAATCTAGGGATTGTCACTTCATCTTGCAGACAAGCAGGAGTTGCTAGAAGCACTTATTATCAATGGTTAAAAGATGCTGACTTTGCAAACAAGGTAGATGAGATACAAAATGTAGCATTAGACTTTGCTGAGAGTCAATTATACACACAGATTAAAAAAGGTAATGTTGCTGCAATAATATTTTATATGAAAACTAAAGGCAGACCAAGAGGTTATAATGAAAGATATGAAATAACTGGTGCTGATGGATATCCAACTCAAATAGAACTAAACATAGTTGAAAGCAAGAGTTGATACAAACATAGTTTGCAAACACCTTTTAGAAACAAACAAAAAAATAATTGTTGAACAGGGTGGCACAAGAAGTGGCAAAACCTATAATATTCTTCTTTGGATTATATTTTACTATTGTGCAGGAAACACAGGCAAGACTGTTACAATATGCAGAAAGACCTTCCCTGCATTAAGAACTTCAGCAATGAGGGATTTTATTAGCATACTTCGTGAGAAAAGAATTTATAGAGAAGAGCATCACAATAAATCAGCATCAGAATATAGGCTTAGAGGAAATGTTATTGAGTTTATTTCTTTAGATCAGCCACAAAAAGTAAGAGGTAGAAAAAGAGATTTATTATTTATTAATGAAGCTAATGAGTTATTTTTTGAAGATTGGCAACAGTTAATTTTTAGAACTCAAGGCAGAATAATAATTGACTATAACCCATCAGATGAATATCATTGGATTTATGATAAGGTAATACCTAGAGAAGATGCAGCCTTTTTTCAAACCACGTACAAAGACAATCCATATTTAGAGGACACAATAGTAAACGAAATTGAAAGGCTAAGGCAAACCGATGAAGAATATTGGCAGATTTATGGATTAGGCAAAAGAGGTATATCAAAGTCTACAATATTTAGATACTCTGAAATTAAAACAATACCTGAGAACGCTTCTTTTTTATCTTATGGTATAGACTATGGCTTCACAAACGATCCAACAACAATAGTCGGAGTATGGACTGATGGCTATATGTTATATGCAAAAGAATATTTGTATCAAACAATGATGACAACAATCGATATACACAGAAAGCTAAAGGCTATCGGTATAGATCGTGAAATGATATTTGGTGATAGTGCTGAGCCAAGATTAAATGAAGAGTTAAGAAGGATGGGTTGGAATATTAAACCAAGCTTAAAGGGAAGGGATAGTGTTAATGCAGGAATTGATCTTTTAAAAAGATATAAAATACACTTAACTAAAGACTCAGAAAATATGATACAAGAGTTTAGAAATTATAAATGGAAGCAGGACAGAGATGGCAAAACTTTAAATATGCCAGAAGACAGAGCAAACCACACAACAGATGCTTTACGTTATGCTACATACTCTTTATTAAGCAAACCAAACTTTGGTAGATATGCTATTCAGTAGCAGTATTTGGATAAGTGTAGAATTTTTCCGATATTAGTTAAAATAAAAATAAGTATTATGGACTTTGAATTACTAGGGTATTCTGAAGAATACTATCAAAACAACAAATATGTTGGATCTGTAAAAATTGCAGAAACGAATCGAGTAACTGGCTATTCAGGCAGAGAACATTATAAAGCTACTGAAGACATTGTTTTCAAAAATGCTTTAGGCAAAGAGAAAAAGATTCGCAAAAACACAGAATACTATACAGAAGTTATAATTTTGTGTGGTAAAATGATTGGCAGTCAAAAAGATAAAATCAATAGACTTGCCTCTTCGTTTGAGTGGAGAAACCAATCTAAACTTTCTCAGTATGTCGCATAATGGATGGAAAAACTATGCCACGTGGAGAGTTTCTTTAGATTTTTTCGAGTATTCGGATCATTGGAAGGGGCATATATCTAACAACGAAAGTGTTAGCGACTTGGCTGCTTGTCTTAGGGAAGAAGTAGAGGAGTGTTTATCAGCAACTGGATCAGGCACTACTTTAGATTATGCTCTTGCTTTTTTAGACGAATGTTCCTATTACGAAATAGCTGATAACTTAATAGATGATTATAAACAACAAATTAAAGACGAATTAAACAATGAGTAAGAAAAATATAGATAGAAGAAAAAAAATAATGGATTTTTACAACGATTTAAATCTAATTGAAATAGAATATTTAGTTAATTTAATGGGTGAGAGATTAGTTGTACCAAAAAGCGAAAATGATGGTGTGTTATGTGATGAGGTTATATGCGCATCTATAAATGGCGTTTATATTGATATAATAACTAATTCTTTTATGGATGCAATGGAAGAAGAAAAAGATCGACAGGTTAAAAACCTAATTAATAATCCTAAAAAAGATAAATAGTATGTGGATAGTAAACAAAGAGGATACACCTGCTGATCCATTAGAATATGAATGTCAAGAATGTGGCAAACCAATTTATAGCAGTACAGATAATTGGTGCAGTCAGAATTGTTTTGAAGCAAGTTTAATTTAAAATTGTATGTTATGAAAAATTATCTTATATTGTCAATACCTTTTTTTGTGGGAACTGTTATTTTTTTGATGTTATGTAAATTAGCAGATAGCTTAATGGCAGTTGTATAATTGTTTTTGTTTAATTAGAATTAGGGTGACAGAAATGTTGCCCTTTTTTTATTTAAAAAAAAATAGTAAAATCGTTATATAAATATGAAGGTAGACATTACAATTCCTGATCAGCTATCTGAGATAACTCTTGGACAGTATCAAAAGTTTCTTAAAATACAAGAAGAAAATCCTGATGAAAGATTTTTATCAAGCAAAATGATAGAAATATTTTGTGAGGTTAGCTTGAAGAAAGTGATGAGAATGAAGCTTTCAGATGTTTCAAGCATTTGTGAAATATTAATAAATATGTTTGAGGAGAAAACTAGCCTCAAAAGAAAATTCTTTTTAGATGGTGTTGAGTATGGATTTATTCCTAACCTAGAAGATATTTCGTTTGGAGAATATGTAGATTTAGATAATTATTTATCTGATTGGGAGCTTATGCACAGAGCAATGAGCGTATTGTATAGACCTATAAAAGCAAGATATGGGGAGCGATACTCTATTAAGGAATACGATGCTAGTGATACTATTGTTATGAAAAGAATGCCTTTAGATGCAGCATTAGGTGCTGTTATTTTTTTTTATCATTTAGGGATCGACTTGTCATCGACTATTCTGAACTATTTGGATCGAACGGAGGAGACAGCTTTACAGCAGTATCTCAATTTGGAAAAAAGTGGGGATGGTATCAATCAGTTTACTCGCTCGCTCAAGGGGATATTACAAAATATGAAGATATCACTAAATTAAATTTACATCAAGCATTATTGGCTTTAACTTTTATAAAAGAAAAATCTGAATTAGAAAGCAAACAAATTAAAAATAAATTTAAATGAGCAATCAAGCAGCAAGAGGCTTTTACGTAATTACAGATCTGATAGAAAACTTATTGATAGAAGATCAATATATAAATACAGTTACTTATGGTGATATTGCAGATATAGATTTAAATAAACAAACTATATTTCCACTAGGGCATCTAATAGTTAATTCTATTACATCAGCAGAACAAACCTTAACTTTTAATGTCAGCATTTTGTCGATGGATATTGTAAATGTAGAAAAAACACCTACAAAAAATTGGTTTCGTGGCAACACAAATGAGCAGGATGTTTTAAATGCTCAGTTTAAAGTGTTAAATAAACTTATTCAAAAAATAAGAATTGGCAGTCTATATAGAGAAGGCTATCAGGTTATAGGTGATGTGTCTTTTGAACCTTTTACAGATAGATTTGAAAACTTACTAGCAGGATGGGCAGCAACATTCGACATATTAATAAACAATGATCAAAAAGTTTGCTGATGAAATTTAAAAAAACAGAAGAAGCCCTTAGGAAGTTTGCACAGCACGTTGTATTAGAAGCAAGGAAAAACCTTAGCGAAAAAGATAAAAACGTTTCTAGCAAGCTATCAGATAGTATCACATACGATGATAAGGTGATGCCTAATTCTATTTTTCTTAGTTTTTCAATGGAAGAATATGGATGGTTTCAGGATCGGGGTGTAAAAGGTACTGAAAGTGGCAAGTCTTTAGATAACTTTAGCTATAAAAGCACAAGCAATCTTGTTGGTTTAGAAGCAGCAACAGGAGTATTTTCAGCTTGGGCAAAAACAAGAGGGTTGTTTGGAGCAAATTTTTCACAACCAAGAGATAAAAAAGGAAGGTTCCAAGGTTATAAAACATTAGGTTATATACTAGCAAATAGCATCAAAAAGAAAGGCATTAAGCCAAGTATGTTTTTTACTAAGCCCTTTGAAAAAGCATTTGAAAATTTACCAGAAGAACTTATCAAGAGCTACAACTTAGATGTTGATGATTTTTTACAATTTACAAGAAGATAATGGCAAATATATTACTTAGAAGTCCTTACTACATTTACAACACCGAAGCAGGCAGTTCTTATGCTACATTAGATTTAAGTGTTGAAGGCACGC